GTTCCAACGAACCACCACCGACAACACAAGCACCTGTAGCACCAGCCGCAGGTGGAGACCGCGGTACACGAGGAGGTGCATAATGTCAGACCCAACAGTTGATCAGGTATCACCAGACGTACCTAAAATGGACCCTGGTCCATACTTAGCAAAAGTAGTGAGCAATCTCGATTCCACCTATATGGGTGTATTGGAAGTTAAACTATTGCGCCCAACTGGCAACAATGATACTGCTGGACAGCTATTTTCAGCAAAGTACATGAGTCCGTTCTACGGTCAAACAAGTGAAGAGTTTGTAACTGAAGACCCGGATGATTATAACAACACTCAAAAGAGTTACGGATTTTGGGCAGTACCACCGGATGTAGGTACTACTGTAATTGTTATTTTCATTCAAGGCAATCCTAAACGTGGGTTCTGGATCGGATGTGTTCCTGACGAAAATAAAAACTTTATGGTTCCAGGGAACGCTGCGACCAAATATGTAGTTGACGGTACTGGTACACGAGTTCCGGTGGCTGAATATAACTCAAAAGTCAACGGCACAGTTACTGAGCCAACAAAGATTGCTAAGCCAAGACATCCGCTAGCCGATGTATTAGCAGCACAGGGATTGTTAACAGATGATGTTCGCGGTATCACTACCAGCAGTGCAAGACGTGAATCCCCAAGTACTGTATTTGGAATCAGCACACCGGGCCCAGTTGACAAGCGTAATGGCGCAAAACGTGCTAAGGTTGGTAAAGAGGGCAAGAAAGTAAATGCGTTTGTTAGCCGTTTAGGCGGCAGTACATTTGTAATGGATGACGGAGATGCTAACTTTCTTCGTAAGTCTCCTGCTAGCGAAGGCCCGCCAGAATATGCTGCGGTCGAACAAGGCGAAGATGGCGGCGATCCGACAATTCCGCACAATGAATTGATTCGTATTCGTACACGTACAGGTCATCAAATTCTTTTACACAACAGTGAAGATTTGATCTATATTGGTAATGCTCGTGGTACTACTTGGATTGAGATGACCAGCAATGGTAAGATTGATGTGTATGCTGCTGACGATATAAGTTACCACACACAGGGTAATTTTAACGTAACTGCTGACAAAGATATCAATTTAACATCAACTGGTGGCAGCATCAATTTGAATGCCAGCGAAGACTTTAAAGTGACAGCCGGCGGCAACTATGAGATCAAAGCAGGTGCTGATGGCAAACTAACAGTAGGTGGCCAGAGCAACATACATGCTGGTGGAAATCATGTTGAAACAGCAGCTCAGATCCATATGAATGGCCCGGGTGCAGATTCTGCAAGCACTGCTCCAAAAGCACAACGAGTACCACAGGCTGAGCCGTGGGCTGGGCACGAAAACTTACACGATACTGCATTAAAGTATTCGACAACAACTGACACATTTGAAGCAGTTAAACCTACTTAGGAATAAAAATGACATCACAATATGACCGAATTACGCTGACTTCTTCGAACAGCCAAAGATGTACCGAGGATTCAGTACAATTAACTCTTCTACTGAAAATTTTAGCCTATACGATTTTCATCTAATACAACAGGACATTTTGAATCATTTCAACACTCGACAGGGTGAAAAATTAATGAATCCAGAATTCGGTTGTGTCATTTGGGATTTGCTATTTGAACCCCTTACTTCTGAAGTACAGTCGTTGATTACAGAGAACGTTAACACAATTATTAACTACGATCCCCGTGTGAATGCCAGCCAAGTTATGGTAACTAGTTACCAATCTGGCATCCAAATTGAATGTCTTTTAACATATCTTCCTTACAACGTTAGCCAAGCCATGCAGCTTAGGTTCGACCAGAACAACAGTATGCTCGTTGGATAAACTACGCACATAATTTTATTCGATAAATATGTTTGTGAGGACATATCATGAGCGTAACAACCCGACAAAATAGACTGCTAATAGCAGAAGATTGGAAGAGAATATATCAAAGTTTCCGTAATGCAGATTTTCAAAGCTATGACTTTGAGAATCTTCGCCGTACGATGATTGATTATATTCGCACTAACTATCCTGAAGATTTTAATGACTACATTGAAAGTTCAGAGTACCTAGCGCTCATCGACCTAATTGCCTTCCTAGGGCAAAGCATTGCGTTCCGTGTGGACTTAAATGCTCGTGAAAACTTCTTAGAACTAGCAGAACGTCGTGACAGCGTATTACGTTTAGCACGTCTAATCAGCTACAATTCCAAGCGAAACATTGCAGCTAGCGGACTACTAAAGTTTAATTCTATCACTACAACTGAAAGCGTCATTGACAGCAACGGTCGTAACTTATCAGGACAAGTGATTGGTTGGAACGATTCATCAAACTCTAATTGGTATGACCAATTTATCAAGGTGATGAACGCAACTTTCCCTCAAATTCAACAGTTTGGAAATCCATCTGATAGTGCAACTATCTATGGCATTCCGACTGAACAATATCAATTCCAAATCGCAACTAACAGCGTTCCAGTGTTTGCTTTTACAAAAACTGTAGCTGGCCGTTCAATGAACTTTGAAGTTACTAGCACAACATTTAAAGGTCAGTCATTTATCTATGAAGACCCTCCGAAGGTTGGCAATAACATTTCATGCGTGTACAGAGATGACGGCCACGGCGCCGGTAGTCCAAGCAATGGATTCTTCTTACGTTTTGTTCAAGGAACATTGAACACTGGAACATTTACAGTTACTCAACCTAGCAGCAATCAGTCGATTGATGTTGATGCAAATAACATTAACAATGATGATGTTTGGTTATACAAACTTGACCAACAAGGCTTAGAGTATGAGACATGGACTCCTGTTTCTAACTTTGAAGCTAACAACATTATCTATAACAGTCTTAACAAGAACATTAGAAATATCTACGCGATACTTACTAGAAATAACGATGCAATTAGTTTGCAGTTCAGTGATGGCACATTTGGCAACATGCCAATTGGTACATTTAGATCTTACTACCGAGTGAGCAACGGGCTGTCTTATACAATCAACCCAACTGACCTTCGAAACGTTACTATTAGTTTCCCGTATACTTCTGCAGTTGGCCAGCAAGAGACTATTACTCTTAGCTTGAACTTGGCAACATCTGTATCTAATGCAACAGTAACTGAATCAAACGACAGCATCAAAGCCAATGCACCTGCAACATATTACACACAGAATCGTATGATTACTGGTGAGGACTATAACATTAGCCCACTTGGTGTAACAACAGCGGTAGCAAAGGTTAAAGCAATTAATCGTACTTCGAGCGGCATTAGTCGTTACTTCGACTTGATTGACCCAACTGGCAAGTACAGCTCAACTACATTGTTTGCAGATGACGGCATTGTGTATAAAGAAGATTACACTAGTCAGACATTGTTTACTCAAAAGTCGAGAACAGACATTGAAGGTATCATCTATAACACAGTGTTTGATATTCTTAAAAGAAAGAATTTAAGAAATTATTATTACTCAAAGTATGTGAACTTTATTACTTCGAGTTTGAACATTGCTTGGGTTAGCTCAACTGCTGATAGCGGATCGGGCACTGGATATATTAAAGGTGTTGGGTCGTCGGACATTTATAAGGTTAGCACATACACTTCGACTGACTTGAAATATTTTGCAGCAGGAGCATTGGTTAAATTTATTGCACCAGCTGGATATTATTTCGACACTACACAATCAAACAAGCTGGTGCTAGGCACTGGTACTGCCGCGGGCGCAGTTACTACTCTATGGGCAGAAGTTGTTGCAGTAGTAGATGATGGTACTGGCAACGGCAAGGGCACATTAACCACTGGGTTTGGACCAATTACGTTGAACCAAGTTATCCCGTCGACTGCTATTATTGAACAGTTGATTCCTAAGTGGCGAACTACTATTAGCAGCAGCATTATTACATCAATGATTGATCTAATATTTGCAAACAAGCCATTCGGTCTACGTTACGATGCAGCTACACAAACATGGCAAATCATATTTGAGTCAAACCTAGACACTGCAAACACATTTAGTTTAGCTAAGTCGGGCGATGACAGCAACCAAAATCAAGATTCTAGCTGGTTGTTGTTATTTAAAACTGACAACGTTACCTATACCATCACAAGTAGAGAACAACGTTACATATTCGAAAGTGATGCACAGGTTAGATTCTATTTTGACCAAGCTAAGAAGATTTATGACAGCAGAACTTCGTCAGTTATCACAGATCAAATTAATATCTTAAGTATTAATTCGCAACCTGACAGCACATCTGCGTTCACAGTTGATTTGAAATGGGATATTATTTCTGAATTCAATGGACTTGACGGATATGTTGACAATAAAAAATTAGTTGTAACATTCGCTGACAGCGATGCAGACGGTGTAGTTGACAATCCAGAGTTGTTTTTAAACATTGTTGCACCACTGGTTTCTCCTTTGTCTAAATACATTGTTGAAGAAAAATATTTGATTACACAAGGCCAAGAAGATTATCGTTACATTGATAATTCAACAGGTACTGTTCTAATTTTAGCAAGTCAGTCGGCAATTGGTTCTTTAAATCAATATACCGACGGGCAATACTTTTACTTTGTTGATACTAACACAGTAAAGAAATTAACATTGAAGACTGCAACATTATCACCTACTCTTGATTACAAAGTTTATCCAGGGCGTGACAAATTGAAGTTCCAATATACTCATAGTGCAGATTATGATTCAAGGATTGATGCAGGTGCAAGCAACATTATGGACGTTTACGTTTTGACTAAGACTTACGATACTAACTTTAGACAGTGGGTATCTGGAGCCATTAGCACTATGCCATTGCCACCGGGCAGCGACGAGCTGCATGACGTCCTATCGCCTGAATTAGACCTAATTAAAGCAGTGAGTGATGAAATTGTGTACCATCCTGTGAACTATAAGGTACTTTTTGGTAGTTCTGCATCCCCAGAGTTGCAAGCATCATTCAAAGTAATTAAAAATTCAAGTCAAGTAATATCCGACAACGATATCAAAGCACGAGTTATCTCAGCAATTAATAGATTCTTTGCATTAGATAATTGGGATTTTGGTGATACATTCTATTTTACAGAACTATCAACTTATGTTGTAACACAATTAAGTCCGGATATTTCAAGTTTTGTAATTGTACCAACACAAAGCGGATTAAGTTTCGGTAGTTTATTCGAAATTCAATCTGGGACTGATCAGTTATTTGTTAGCAGTGCAACAGTAAACGATGTTGAAATCGTTACTGGCATTACAGCTAGTTCAATTAAGGCAATTGCCGGAACTACAACATCTACAGCATCAGTCGAGCAGCAAAATATAACAAGTTCAACATACGGGAGTAACTAATGGCTGACCAAACAAATCCAAACGCAGACAGCGGTAGAAGTCACAACTTTCTACCAAAGTTTTTTCAGTCTGACGCTAACAAAAAGTTTTTACAAGCCACTGTTGATCAATTAACTCAACCTGGGTCTGTTAAAAAAGTTAATGGGTATATCGGTCGTCAAAATGCTAAAGCTAGTACTGGCGAGGACATTTTCCTTGCAGCAGCTAACTCACTAAGACAACAATATCAACTTGAGCCTAGCTTAGTTGTAAATGATCAATTGGGTAACACTACCTTCTTTAAAGATTACCAAGACTATCTTAATCAATTGAAGGTGTTCGGCGGCAATTTAGACAACCATGCTCGTGTTAACAAGCAAGAATTCTACTCTTGGGATCCGCATATTGACTGGGATAAGTTTGTAAACTTTCAAAACTACTACTGGTTGCCATACGGCCCAGATGCTATTGCAATCCGCGGCCAACAGGCAGAGGTTATTAGCGAATACAATGTAGTAGTTGAGTCAGAGGGCGACAACAATGTGTATGTCTTCTTCCCTAACGGTCTTGACAAAAACCCATCTTTGAATCTTTACAGAGGTCAAACATACAAGTTTAATATTGATAGTATTGGTAATCCATTTAGTATCAAGACAATTCGTTCTTCGGGTCCATTGAATCGTTATCAAACAGTTGGTTTAGATTCTCAAGCAATTGAACAAGGTACAATTACATTTACAGTCCCGTATGATTCACCTGATGTATTGTATTACGTTAGCGAGTCCGATGCAAACCTAGGCGGCATCTTTACTGTATTATCAATTACTGAAAATAGTTCTATCAATGTCGAGACAGATGTGTTAGGCAAAGTTAATTACACACTTCCGGACGGCACTAAATTAAGCAATGGCATGAAAGTTTCTTTCATTGGCAACGTTACACCTGAAAAATATGCAACTGGTTTTTATTATGTAGAAGGCGTTGGCACATCTATTACATTGATTGAAGAGTCTATCTTACAAATTGTATCTGGATACACTACATCTGAAACTATTTTGTTTGACGCTGTACCATTTGATTCACTACCGTTTGAAGATGCAACATCTCTTTCATCAACTCGTGACTATATTGTTATCAACAGAGGCAGTGTAGACCACAACCCGTGGAGTAGAAACAACCGTTGGTTCCACAAAGATGTTATCGATGCTAGTGCAAAATTTAACGGAAAGAACCCAACTGTTGATCAATCAACTAGGGCTGTTCGTTCTATTATTGAATTTGAAGCAGGTCTAAAATTATTTAACTTTGGTACCCGTGCAATTGCCGATGTTGATCTAATTGACACTTATACAACTGACGTATTTTCGTCTATTGAAGGCCAGGTAGGTTACAACATTGACGGTATTAATCTAATTGCAGGACAGCGTGTGTTGTTTACTGCTGATACCGACCGTCTAGTACACAACAACATCTACAGAGTATCATTTGATACTATCCAAGGAGTCCGCCAGCTGCATCTTACCTTAGAAGATACACCAATGGACGGCGATGTTGTACTAATTAAGCAAGGTAAACTCAGCCAGGGTACTATGCAATGGTATGGCAACGGTGCTTGGAGCAAAGCTCAACAGAAAACTATTACTAACCAAACTCCTTATTTTGATGTCTTTGACAGCAATACTATTAGTTATGGTGATAGTTCGCAGTATGACGGTACCACTTTTAAGGGCACACGTTTATTCTCATACAAGGTCGGTACTGGTAAGGTCGATACTAACTTAGGTTTTGCATTATCTTACAAAAATATTAGCAACATCGGTGATATTGTTTTTGATTTTAATATCCTAAGTGATACATTCCAATTTAAAACAACAACTAATGTTATCAAACAACCTATTAGCGTTGGATATTTGCAAAAAGTTTCAGCAAATGGCACAGTGTCTTATGTTAACGGTTGGCAAACTTGCCACGCTGATACTATCCAAGCAGCAATTAGAATTTATAAAAATTCAAATAAGGTTAACAACTTTGATTTAGATATCTTTGATAACTTATCTAACTTGTCGGACCTTACAATTAAGGTATACGTCAACGGTATTCGTTTAGATAAAGCACATTGGTCAGTAACTAACGGTCCGGTATATAAGAAAATTGTTCTAAATGCCGACATTACATCCGCTGACGTATTGACAATTAGAGCATTTACTAAACAACCTTGTAACAGTAACGGGTATTATGAAATACCTGTAAACTTACAAAACAACCCGTTGAATGAAACCTTGTCTTCGTTTACATTAGGCGAAGTGATTGACCACGTTGGTTCAATCGTTGATAACTTAGAAATGTTTTCAGGATTGTTTCCAGGACCAGGTAATTTGCGAGATCTAGGCAACGTTACTCAGTATGGTACAAAGTTTGTACAACATAGTGGTCCGATGAGTCTATCTATGTATCATGTTACGGTTGCATCAAACAACATTGTTCGAGCAATTGAATCAGCCCGCGACGAATACAATAAGTTTAAGCGTAATTTTATTGTTATTGCAGAAACATTGGGTATTGATACTGACATTAAGAGTCAGGTAGATTTAATTTTACAAAAGATTAACAAAGACAAGCCAAAGACCGCGCCGTATTACTTCAGTGATATGGTGCCTTATGGAGCAAAGATCTCAACATCTATTAAAGTTGTTGACCGTCGTATTAAAACGTATCCATTGAGCAATACCTTTAGCCTCGACGTTCTTAGTTCAAAGGCAGTGATTGTGTATTTGAATGATACACAGTTGTTATACGGTCGAGATTATTCGTTTAGTGATCAGGGATTCATTGTTATTAACAGTTCAGTAGCATTGCAAAATGCTAATACTATAACGATTGATGAATACGAAAATACAAATGGTACATTCATTCCGCCAACTCCTACTAAGTTAGGCATTTGGCCAAAGTTCCAACCAGCTATCTATACTGATACTAGTCTAATCACTCCAAGAGAGATGATTCAAGGCCATGACGGTAGCCAAGTATTAGCCTACGGCGATTACAGAGATGCGTTAATTTTAGAATTAGAACAACGTATCTATAACAACATTAAAGTTCAATATAACCCTGACATCTTTGATATCAACGATATTGTTCCGGGATACATTCGTACAACTGATTACAGTTTATCTGAGTTTAATCAAACATTGGCCCCTAATTTCTATAAGTGGTTAACGTTAGTTGACAAAGATTTCTCTAAGCCATTGAGCTATGATCGAAATAACTCGTTGACTTATAACTATCGCGGACATATTGCACCAGACGGTCGTGAAACACCTGGATATTGGAAAGGCGTATACCGTTGGATGTTAGATACCGACCGTCCTAACTTGTGTCCATGGGAAATGTTAGGCTTCTCCGAAGAGCCAACATGGTGGACCAGCGTGTACGGACCTGCACCTTACACTAGTGATAACTTACCAATGTGGGCAGACTTGTCTAATGGTGTTGTTAGACAGCCCGGCGTTCCTGCAAAGACGTTGGCACAATATGCAAGACCGTTTTTATTAGCGCATATTCCTGTTGATGAGCAAGGTAATGTTGTTAGTCCGTTGATTTCTGGCCTATCAGAAGGCATTATTACGTCAACAACATCTGGTGATTTTGTATTTGGGGATGTAAGCCCAATCGAATCAGCATGGCGCCGCAGCAGTCATTATCCGTTTAGCGTGTTGTTAACATCTATGATCTTACAACCTTCTAAGACATTCGGTACATTGTTAGATCGTTCACGAATTGTTCGTAACATTGCCGGACAATTAGTTTACAAGGATACTGGTTTAAGAATTAGACCTCAGGATATTAAGTTGCCTAGCATCTATTCAAGTTCTGACAATGTACAGACTGCTGGTATTATTAACTATATTGTTGATTACATTTTAAGCGACAACCTAAAGTCATACAGCAGCTATGCATATGACTTGACTAACATTACTGCAAAATTAAGCTATCGCTTAGGCGCATTTACTAGTAAAGAAAAGTTTAACCTTATTCTTGATAGCAAAACACCGTTGAGTCAAGGCAGTGTGTTTGTTCCACAAGAAGATTATTCTATTATTCTTAATACATCTAGCCCTGTAAAGAAGATTTCTTACAGTGCAGTGATCATTACCAAGTTGCCTGACGGATTTGAAATTAAAGGTTACAGCAACTCTGCACCGTATTTTAAATATTACGGTTGGACTCAGACTGGCATAACAATTAACGTTGGTGGAATTTCTGAAAGTTACTCATTATGGACCGGTGGTTCACAATATGCTGCTGGGAAAATTGTTGAGTATAACAATAGATATTACAGATCACTTGCATTACATACTACAACTGCCACTTTTGTTCCATCAAACTACCAACTACTATCTTCATTACCAGTAATCGGTGGTAAGACTGCGAGCCTTCGTAAAGCATGGGATAGAACATCTCCAATTACTATTCCGTACGGTACTAAATTTACCAGCGTTCAAGAAGTTGTTGACTTCTTACAAGGCTACGGCGAGCATTTAAAAGACGAAGGTTTTGTATTCGATAATTTTAATACAACATTAGGCGTAGTTACTAACTGGGAATCAAGTGCAAAAGAATTTTTATTCTGGACAACACAAAACTGGTCAACTGGCGAAGACAAATGGTCTGAATGGTTGCCATTAAACACATCGACTACTGGTGATATTGTTCGTTACAACGGCGACTACTATCGTGCAGTGCGTAACAGTCCAGCGAGCAACATCTTTATTGAAGATAACTTTGTAAAACTTGATGGACTCAGCACTATCGGTAGTTCAGTATTATCACTAAGCCCGAGTGCTACTGGTATTACATTTGCAACGCCATTAAGTGTTGTTGACGATATCTCAAACCTATTCAATACTTACGAAATTTTTAAAGTTGACGGCACTCCGTTGAAGCCAAATTTCTTAAATTCGTTTAGACAAGACAACACTGTTAGCTATAGCCCACGATCAGATGATGGCATCTTTGGTGCTAGCTTCTATCTTATCCAACAAGAACAAGTTGTAATTTTAAACAACACCACAATGTTCAATGATACCATTTACAATCCAGCAAGTGGTTATAGACAAGAGCGAATTAAAGTTTCTGGCTATACTAGTGTAGATTGGTTTGGTGGATTTGACATTCCTGGCTTTATTTTTGATCAAGCTAAGATTCAAGCATGGGAAGCATGGAAAGATTATGCACTTGGCGATATCGTCAAGTACAAAGAGTTCTATTATAGTGCTCAAAGTTTCTTAGTTGGTAGCGAAGTGTTTGTTCCAATTAATTGGATCAAACTAGATAAGACACCAACACAGGCATTGTTGCCTAACTGGTCATACAATGCTGGCCAGTTTACTGATTTTTACAGTTTAGACAGTGATAACTTTGATGCAACTCAACAACAACTTGCTCAACACTTGATCGGATACCAAAAACGACAATACCTTGACAACATTATTCAAGATGAT